TGGCAGTTGTGCATGTTACGGCTAGTGACTTATACCCTCTCCGCTGATAGGTTGTGTTAGCCGCGATACTTCCACCCGCCGCCGCCCAGCCTGTCGTGTTCTGTTCAAAGCTCGGATTGGTGAGCAGATTCGTTACCGCTGCGCTCTCAGGTATTACTACGCTCCAAAGTCCTGTCATACTACACCGCCGCTAATGATTTGAGCAGAGAAAAGTCTGTTATCACGTTGCCCCGGCTGCCCGCGTCATTGATTGTTAGGTTATAGTTGTTTGTCGTGTTGGGGGTGACGGTCACAACCTCCCCGGAAGTCAGGTGCATTTGCGCGGCGTATGAGTCATTCGGGTATCCTGGTGGAACCGTGAAAGTACCGCCGCCTGCCATCGCATAATCGCCCGTAGGAGAAACAAGCCCACCGGCTGTACTGGAATAGCTAGACGCCCCGCTTCCCTCGCCCACATTCGGCACGTCACCGAATACATTGATCCTGAAATTGATGTCATAAGAACCCGCCACGCCAGTTACCCGCCCGTAGAGGTAATCTACCAAGCGGGCGGCTTCCTCTGCGCTTAGTTTCGCATTTCCCATAAGCTCCGTAACACTACCATATAGGGTAGCCGTTCCCTCATCCCACACCCCGGAAGTCACCGCGAAACTGGTTATAATCGCGTTCTCAGTGTCGCTAATCACCCCATCCATTTCAGCCCGGCGCATTATCATGTCCAGGATGATATTAGCCATCATTGTCTTGTGGGCTGTCTCGACTTCCTTTAGCTCTAACTCAAGTTCATCATACCGCCCGATAAGTTCACCCAACTCCGCTTGCTGGTCATCTGTCAGCCCGTCGCCTAAGCTCTCGAAATACTGGATTTTGCTATTGACTTCGGACATCTCCGCTTTTAGGTCTCTAGTCGTGGTAGTGAATTCCTCAATAGCTGGACCTACTTTCCCATTTACAGCGACCATAAATTCATCTAATGAATCTGAGTAATCCTCTTGCGCGGCGGCGGCCTCTTGTGATGCTTTGGCAGATTCCATCATCGCGCTAGTAATCTCTGGCTGTCTGTCTAGTAATTTTCCCTCCTCTTCATAGACAGCCTCGACTGATACGACGCTTTCCTCCATTGAATTTGTAAGCATATCAACGGAGCCCTTGACGCCAAGAACGGGATTTACAAGAGATTGGAGCCCCACCTTTATGGCATCGTAAATTGAGAAATATTCACTCGCTACACCAAGCCCGTCGGTTAATTTTGTCACCTCTGGTATCAATTCTGTACCGATAGAATATTTTAGTCCTAATACAACCTCATCAAGTTTATCAAGTGAAGCGTAATAATCTTTAGCCGCTTGCACCGCGTCGTCGCTCATAACAAGCGCGCTGCCCTCTAGTTCCTCACCCATTTCCCGGATGGCGTCGCCGCCTTTCTCCAAAACCCGCAGCATCTCACCGCCCGCAGCCCGCCCGAATTTGTCAATGGCAAACTGCATCCGTGCGGCTGGGTCTTCCATTGCCATCATTTCATCGGATAACTTCGCAAGCCCATCAATGCTCGGAACGATACCAGAATTGAGTGCAAATCTAAACCCGCTCGCCATTGTCTCTTGACTGATTCGCAGGTCATCACCGATCTGGATTAGCTTCGACGCCTCCTCTGCCGTGGTGCCTAACGCTAAAGCCATATCACCAACGTCAAGGGCGTAATCCATCGTTTCCTTGATTGCTTGCCCGACAAACTGAATAGCCTTAGCTGCCAGCCCCATTGCCCCGGCTGCGCTAAGACTCATCCCGGTCATGCTCTCAAAGCCCTGAGATAGCTTTTTTAGCCCGGAAACGGCTTGCTCGTCTCCGTGGCCCTGTTTCAGCATATTGATGATGATGTCAATCTTATTTGCCATCTTTCGGCCTCGCTTTTTCTCTCAGTACCGGCGCATCGATAACGATTGTTCGGCAAGTGTCAATAAAATCATCCTGCAAATCGTTGACATCTCCAGGCCCTACCACCGCACCGCCAAGCGCATGGTTTACCGTCCGCGCCTCTAGCACCTGCACCACCGCCGGATCATCGACCTTGCCGCCTACCGATAAAATCACCGCCTGCTTTTTTAGGACTTCGGCTTTTTTTTTCTATGGTCAACAATCAAGCGGGCGGTTTCGGTAGCAAGCCACTCCCACAAAGCGGGTGAATGTTCGAACACCTGTTCGGCAAAGTCCTGTACCTCTTCGGCTGTCCAGCGGGTATCTTCCGGGCCTTTGCTCCAGATGTCAGCGTACCACTTGTAGATATTCTCTACGCCCTCTTGCTTTGTCAGCATAGAGCGCGGAGGGTTTACCCACACATGGATGGCAATTTCACCGAATTCAGGCGCAAAGTCTGCCAGGTGGATTGTTTCGCAGATGTCAGGTACGGTCAATTTCATGGCATGGTCGCTAATTCGTTCACAACGATGATCTTGGCGAACAGGGCAGCATCGGCGGAGTAGCGAGCCCGGAACGTGCCTTTGATGACATCGTTCCCGTCTATGTCGCTGATAGGTTCCCACCGTTCCCATTTGCCCGCCAGGGTGATGGCTACGGTCTTATAGGTGTAAGTTGTGCCAGCCGTTCCAACTGAGTCGCCTTCGATTAGCAGCTTAATCTGGCGCGGCGCATCTGCCTTGTATTTGACCAACTCTGCCACGGCGGTGGCGTTGTGTTCGTAGGTGACATCTAACACAATCTCTGGCCCGACCTGTTCCGGGAAGCTGAAAAACAGCGAACCGTCAGCGGTATATTTTGCAATCCAGCCCGTGGTAACTTTCAGCGAAGCGTCAAACAGGGTATTGGATACCTGAGTAGTGCCGATTGTTCCGGTCGAGTCGTCAATATACATCTTGGTCTTGCCGAACAGCAACGGCGCGGCGGTCGGGATTGGGCAATCAGTCGCAGCGGTGAAAGACGCCACGGTCACTTGCCGCCCCAACCAATTGGCGGACATCTGCCAGGCCTCTTGATACTTACCGCTTAGCGTGAAGTCGGTAACAAAGCTATATTCCATCTCTTGCGCGCCCGCGTCATCCCCGCCTTCGATGGTGTAGGAGTAGATTACTGGCTTTGCCGTGGTGGGGAAAGTATAGGTGCGGATATAGTCCGTGCCTGCTCCATCCTGGGCAACGTCACTATCTGAGTTAATCCCGGCGTTGAAAATATAGGGAAGCTGTTCAAACGTTGCATCCCCGTCCATTGCCATCTTTGCCTGCAAACTTGACACATAGCTGCGGTCAAGTCCTGACAGGTAGCCTACGGTTTCCTCGGGGAATTGGATTGTGCGAGCGTCATCAATTACCCCGGTATAGCGCAGGGTAGCGGTCGCTGCTACCGCCGTGCCTGCCGTTGCTTCCTTGCCGATCTGAATCCTGCGTAATGCTTTGACTCCCATTGTGTTTGCCTCCTAGTGGGTGGTTAGCGTCTTGACATTGTTGACGGTCAGCGCATAACCTACGCACTGAATACCCGACCAGTCAAGCGTTATAAATTGGTAAGTGATATTTTCAAACGTGGTAACGTTCCCGTTCATGGTAACATCCGCCTGGATTAGCCGCGCTAAGTTATGCGGGTATCCTTCCAGCCGTTTCATTGCCTCGCTTAGCGGGTTGCGGACGGTCAATATCTGTACCGTGATATTGTCAAGGTCATAGCCCCAATTGTAGGCGGAGCCGTGAACCGTCCCGCTTGACGGGTAAGTAACAACCCAAGTTGTCAGCCCCGATACATCCTCAGGGTTGTCGGGTGCCGCCTGGATGTTTGTCAGGGTTAGCGCCTTAGTCTGAATCCACTCAATAGCGCCTTGTAAACTCATGGTAACCTCACGTAAGGCGATAGCAATTCAATGACATCCGGGTCAAGCTTTGTAATCACTACCGGAACCCCGAATTCATTAGCGCCCATTACCCCGAATGGAGCGCCGTGCCTGTTCCAATAGCGATTAGCCGTGATAAGTGTCGCCTCTCGCACCTCTTCGGGTACGGCTGACCATCCAAACGTGCCAACGATCTTGACTCCATTCCGCAGGTTACGGGGGAATGAGTAATTCCCTTCCGGGGTTACTTCTAGCCAGGTGTACGGCCATCCATCTGGACTATTGGCGGGCAATAGGTGGTAATCGGTAGCCGTCCAGGTGTTCTCGTAGGTGCCGTCGCCGTCGTCGTCGGTGTAGAGCGTGGTTAGCGTTACCAGGTCGTCAATATAGACTCTCACAGAAGATGGAGCAGTGTAATACTTGGTGCCATCGGCGGTATCACAGTAGAAATGGCGGTTGCAATGTTTGTCAACCTTGCGACTGGCTGCCTGAATTGTCTTTTCCAACTCCGCATCTCTCAACCCGTCGTAATTGGTCGACTGTGGAAAATACCGCTGCCGGAATTCTGCTAGAGTGCAATATCCGTTTGTTATTGTCATGCGCCCACCTCCATCACCGCATCCATCCCGGCGGCTTTGTCATCAATCGCTTGCATGTATAGCAAGTTCTCTTTATACATGCCCAACGTTTGCCCGAGCAAACTAGCTTGTTTCATCTGTTCCCCCGCCAATGCTCGGACATCCTGTAATCGTTCAATCTTGCCAGTTGCCTGCCAGGCTGCCAACGCTAACTCCAATCTTCCACCTGCGTGGTACATTTTCGCTCTAAACCCCTCGCCATCGCGTTGGGCTTGCGCTGCGCGTCTCTCAATTTCCTGTCGTGGAATAGGTGACAGCCTGGCGGCATATTGGCGCGCCTCTTCTAACGCCCCGTGGATTTCCCCCGCTCCTATTGCGTTGTCACGCGCCGCGATAATGGCATTCGTAGATCCTCTATAATCGCCCTTCAAACTGCATTCGTCAAAGCGGTCGCGGTGTGCGCGCATGTCTTTTTCAGCGGTTGACATAACCCCTTCTAGCATCTTGGCACGTTCTAAAAAGTATTCTTTGTCTAGCTGTACCTCACCCACCCACCCGTAAAGGTTCGGTTTGAAATGATCTTGCCCGCTGTGAATTTCGAGATTGACGCCCATGCCATCGGCAACGCCTACCCAATACATCCATGACGGCAATTGCCGCCCGTACTCTGTATTGCTAGACAATTCAACGCCCCACACACCAATATCTTTATAGCCCAGGCATAGCGCAAGCGCAACCGCCTGCGCGGGTGAGCTGCCCATAACACGCCTAAATCCGCCGGGTACAGTGGCGATAATCTTTTCGAGCGGGTAAGCCCTGGAAGCGGGTACCAGGTCATCTATCGCCTGCATCCAAATAACCTTGCCCGGGTGAAGCTGTTGGAGCCATTCCCAATGGGTATTATTCGAGTAGTTATCAGCCCGCATATACCATTCGGGCTTATGAAGCTGGAAGCAAGCATCCCAGCGTTTGCACCAGCTTTGATCTTGCGCGGCCTCATTGAATACCCATATCTCATAGTCGAGATTATCAAACGGGGCATTTGCGCGGGTTGATGGGTGAGTTCCTACAATCGCAAGCTTTTTCATGTTTGTCCTGTGTATGGGGTGGCGGCTGTTATACCGCCACCCCGTGAGATAGGATTGATTAGGTAGCCGAGACGTGAGTAGCCTGGCGGTAGCGGGAGTCAATTTCAACCCATGCACCGACCAGGGTAGCCGTATGATCTGCGGTCGGGGTGATGACCATGCGGACATGCGAGGCGTCGGTCAACTCAGCCAGCATAGCCGCCGGGTCAATTTCAACCCGCAGCATCATATTGTCATCGGTAGAAGCAACGGACATGCCAGCGGTGGAGGCGGTGGTAGCCGTTCCCCAAGTGTTAGCGCCCACGGCACCAGACAGGCGATAAACAAATGGTACGGTAACTTCCGCGCCAGACGCGGCGGCGGTTGCGGTTTCAACGGTCACGGTGATATTGCTATCAGCCGTTCCGGTCGTGATGGCACCGAAGAATGCACAGAACGCGAGTTTATGCGCCTGCGCCATTGCCACCCAGGGGGTAGCGATAGCGGTTGCAGCAGTGTCTACCGGGCCAATCAGGGGGACTACATTGGAGTAACCAACATAACTATTCATTGTTTCACCTCTTAGGTAGCTGCGGTCAGGACAACGAACGGCGATTTTGTGTTAGAGCCCTTGAAGGGGGTCAAAGCGGAATTCCACTTTGGTTGCCCGTCAATGCGATACACCCACCGATAGGTCATCTCATCCGTGAGGAATTGGACATGCATAGAGCTTGCACTCTGAATGCCGCCCTTAGTGATGGTGCGATACTGTGATAGCGACGCCAGCATGATGTCACCGGAAGTACCCAGGGCTGCACTGTATTCGTTCTCAATTACGGGCTTGCCGTAGATTGAAGCGTATGGAGCGCCAGAGTACCCGCCAGCGGGAACATACACGGGCCAGTTGCCAATTGTCAAGTTCACCAACTGCGGGAAGATGTCAGGGTTGACCAACCACACATAGTCATTGACACCCACCCACCGGCGAGACCACAGGTTCGCAATATCGGTTGAGTCGATCTCATTTGCGTCGATACGGGTCACACTGACAAGGCAGGTGCTGGACATAATGCCCAGCGGCTTG